ATATCAGTGCTACAGGACCAAATGCGAATGTGCCAGTTGGGGGTTATACATTTGAATTTGAGAATTCTGTAACTGATGCGATAGGTAAATATTTCTTGGGTGATAATGCGAAAGGATTAACCTTAATATTTCATAATAGCAAATATTCTCCTTTTTTGGTGGTAGAAAAACCTGGAACTGCAACGGGTATTACGGGAAATCCATCTGGTGCATATAATATTAATGAGATAATGAATAGAACTATATACAACGAAAATACATATCCATCAATTACTGGTGATACTATAATATATTATCAAGGAGAGGATTCTCCTGATGATTACAATTTACCAAATGAAAGACCTAGCGGACAATCAATCGACGAACTAGTTGGTCCTGGCATAAATGCAGCAAAGGGTGATATAACAGATTATCCTTTGGATTTTAATATGCAACCAATTGGCGGTTACCGAAGAGCAAAGAAGACTATAAATGAAAATACTGTTACGTACGAAAATGAACTTGATTGTGGTGCAATTCCAAATGGACACATAGTAAAATTATCTACTATATCATATAGCGATTTAGTTAGATATGGACTAGATACTAGAGACTATGCAACCAGAGACAATAAAAAGATATACTACTTCAGTGCAACTAATGCACACGATGGTAAATGTGATGGGAGCTGCAATTTATGAGTAATCAAGACACAAGAATAATTAAAATATTAACAGAATACATTCCCAGAAAAAAAACTGTGAATGTAGAAGAAACTCATTCTATAAGAAATCAATATATTTGTTCTAATCCAGATGGACCGGTAGACAATTTAAATTGTGACGAATTAGACCCATTGTGCAATTGTCCTGCAAAAGAACTAATACCAAAAGATGAAAAAATAGTAAAACTTTCTGGGTTTTGGAATGCAGAAGGTAGAAACTTAATTGTAAATTCGTCAGATATACCAACAAATTCTGTAGATTCATTTTTAATTATACGGGGACTTACAGGAGAAAATTACGGAAAGTATGAATTTGTCTCTAAACATGATACATATGAAGAGGCAAAAACTACGTTTGCAGAATTTCCATATACAATTCCTTCAGATAGTGAATTAGATTCGTTACTGAAACAATCAAAAGAGTGTACTTTAATTGAGAATGAATTTGGAGAAGAATATCTGGGTTGTGTTTGGGAAGACCCCAATGGAACGTTAAGTTGTACTTGTCCTAATATTGGTCCTGAGTTTTATAATTACATGAAACATAGTAGAACAATTTCTACTTTTTGGAATACTCCAGATAAAACTCCACTAAACCGAACAGCGCAAATGTCGCTAATAAATACTCAAGTTATAGAAATAAGCGTTACTGGTAATTTAGACATCAGACCTGGACAAATAATTTTTTGTGATTTTAAATCTCCGAAAATTAAAGGAATAAAAAATCGTTTTAGCGACTATTCAGAAAGATTTGATATATTTGAACCAGAAACAAATTCTAAGTTTCATGGAAAATGGTTAGTTTTTTCTGTGGATCATAAAATAACAGGTGTTTCTCTTCATAAAATGAAACTAACTCTAGTGCGTGATAGTTTGTATATTGAAGCAAAAGAAGAACCTGAAGTAGAAGATGGATAAATAGTAGTATGATAAAAAAATACAAAGATATAGACTTTAGTTTTACTAAAAATCGATTTACTGGTGATTTAAATATAGTAGAAGATTCTGTTTCAATACGACAGTCGATTAAAAATATATTACTAACATTTTCTGGTGAAAAATCTTTTGATCCTGAATTTGGAGGTGAATTATATAACAATATATTTTCTTCTAGTAGTGATATAAATTTAACTTTATCTTCCGATATAAAAATGATGTTGGTAAGATACGAACCTAGAATACAAGTAATTTCGGTAAAAACTAAAACTGAAAATAATGTTTTTGTGATAGACTTACAGTACAATTATTATTTACAGAACGCAACAATATCTGACAGTGCTAGTATAAAAATACCAATACAATAATAAAGAGGGTAATAATGTCAAATCCAAATATCAATTTAAAAGATATAAACTATACTTCAATTTACAATGAGATTGTTTCTTACATGAAAAGTCAATCTGATTTTTCTGATTTTAATTTTGAAGGTTCTGCACTTTCAACTATAGTGGATTTACTTTCGTATAATACATTTTATCAAGTACTGTTTCAGAATATTTTAGTTAATGAAATGTTTTTAGATACTTCACAGAAAATAGAATCATTAATTTCTCATGCTAAACTTCAAGGATATACAGTTTCTGGTCCAAAATCTTCCAGTATTAAAATAAAGATTTTAGGTGCTGATGCTGGACAAACTATACCCGCTTTAACTAAATTCGTCGGTAGAAAGTCTAATGGTGAAATAAAACTGTTTTATAATACTGAAGAACAAACCATAGAAACGTTAAACGAAGTTAACCAAGCTGAGTTTAATATTTACGAAGCAAAACAATCTGTAAATCAAGCGATTTTTACTGGTACTGCTATAAACATAGAAAACCAATCCATATCGATTCCAGAAAAAGATTTAGAAACGTCAACTCTTAAGATAGAAGTTCAAATAGAATCTACTGGAGAATTTGAAACATATGAATTAAAATCTTCTGTTTTAGAAAATCCGTCAAGTACGGATAAATTCTTTTACTTAGATAGAACTAGTTCTGGATATAATATAGTATTTTCTTCTTTCATAGATCAGGTTACCGGAAACACTATAAACTCCAATATATTATCACCGAACAGTAAAGTTAAAGTTAGTTACTTAGTTTCCTCTGGTACTTCGGGTAATGGGTGTTCTAGTATATCATTTTCAAATATACCTTCCGGATTTTCTGTGTCTACCATAACACCCACATCAGGATTGAGCTCTGGAGGAAAGAATACACCAAGCTTGAATGAAATTAAATTTTTAGTTCCCAGATCTTTCGCTTCTCAGGATAGAGTTGTAACAAAAGACGATATTAAAGTTTTATTAGTTAATAATAATTTATCTACATCAATGGATAATATTGTAGTAAAAACAATATTAGACGATTCTGATAATCCAACAGGTGAAGTTAAATTTAAAATAAACGAAGACAATGTAGACGACGTAACTGCACAAGAATTAATACGAAGTAGAGGTATGGTCGGAATAATTTACACATATGATGGGGATATTTGATGGTAGATTTTATTACGTTTTCAAATATACAAGAGGATGGTGTACATGTACTCAATCCAATTGCATCAATAATACCGAGAGAAGAAGCTGCAGCTGCAGCCGATGCTGCGATGTCATTTTCTATATCAGATCCATTTTCTCTTGGTCCTACTTTTTCTAACTGTCCACCCATCTTTGACGTTACCAACTTTACACCATATTGGTTAAAAAATGAACACGAAGAAGGAAAAACTTTATTAATAACATTTTTACAACATTATTACAATTGGTTATATTGCAACGAATTGTCTGGTTTATATACAGATAACTTTGTAGATTTAATTGATTTACAAAATTTAAAACAAGAAACACTAAATGCTACTATAATGAGTTTTATTCCTCAGATAGAAAATGTTGCAAGTTCTTTGAGTTTACCAGAAGTACAAAATTTTCTTATAAACTTTAAACGTGATATTTTATTACGAAAAGGAACTTCAGATGGAATTGTTTTATTTTTATCTAAATTATTTTCTGAAGTAGTAAAAGTTCAAGTTAATAACAGCGAAACGGCTTTTACTTATGATATTATAGTTACACATTCATCTGGATCGATACCTAGAGAGAATTTATACAGAGAAGCATATATTAATTATATGCAACCAGCTGGCACTAATTTTTCGTTAACCGTTATAGAAGAAACTGGTACACAACAAACTGCACAATCTGTAGATGATGAAATACAAACATTATTAGAAAACACTAATTTAGGATTTACTGCACCCAAACAACAAGATTTTCCTGCAATTGGAAATTATTACGTATATCCTTTAGGTGCAACTGAAGATTATTTGTCCGATTGTGGTTGTTCTGGTTCTTCTTCGGTTAATGCAATATTGGAAAATACAGCTGACATGAAAACGTTCAAACATCCTATATGGAATATTGGTCCAACTAGTGGTGTTGCCTTTGGTGATATAAATATATTTGACTTTGTTGTGTTAGAATTAGATGATAATCCAAATACAGATACGACACCTTGCTAAACGGAGTAAATATGGCAGATTTAACAGCAACAAATCTTTCAGTTAAAAATGCAGAACATTTTGTTAATTCGGTCAAAAATAAAGACAGAGTTCTTTCTTTTTTTCTGGGAGGATCTGAAGCTGCAACTAGCGCTGATCTTAACACTGATAATGAAAGATTAAATTTATTTAAAGATTCTACAATTTTTAAGCAGATAGAAGCTGAAGATTGTAACGTTGTAGTTCCATACATTAAATGGTCAAAAACTTCCTACAATAGATGGAATTCACAAATAACACCTAAAGGAAATTATTATCTTTTAAGTAACAATAATGTTTATTTAATTATACAAAATGATAAATTTAATAGAAAGAAATACGATAAAAAAATTAATACTTCTGTAGCACCAAATCATAAATCTGGAGTTAATTTTTATGATGATGGGTATGGATATCTCTACTTATATACATTATCTGCTACAGATAAAGTAATAATTAATAATTCAGATTGGATACCAGTTCCAGATAAAACAATAAAATCAATTGCTGGTGGATTGATATACCAACAAATTAATGTAAATTCAATTTCTAGTGAAAATCGAGTTATTAATTATAAAGATCCCATAATAAATATTGTTAGTGATACTGGTAGTGGAGCATCAATTAAAATAGAAACAAATGTAGTCTCTTCTCCAAATACCACTATTGGAAATAGAGAATACACAATTATGGGAATTTCTATAAACAGTATGGGAACTGGTTATAAAGATTTTAATATATTCGAAAGTTTAAAATCTGTTCTTTCCAATAAACATACAGATTCACAAATACAAGATATTGCAAACGCGATAGAATTAGGATTTATTGGTTCTTCTGGATTAAACGTCAGGGAAGCTTTGTCTGCTAAATTTGCACTTATAAATTGTAGAATTAATATAGAACAAATAAAATCTGTATCTAACCAAACTAAATTTTTTAAATTTGGAATTAATGAAGATGTTTTATATGATTCCAATGAAAAATTATTTAAAGAAAATAGTGCATCAGTATCAAACAATGTTAAGTTAACAATATCTCAATTCGGTATTGGTCCCGCACCAGACGAAAATGATTTTAGTTTTGGTACTAATATATCCAAACCAAATACTTCACAATATACAACATCAACTGTAGTATCATATTACGATGGACCGAGTTTTGGTGAAAAAATATTAGAAGTTCAAACAAAAAACAAAAATTTATATCAAGTTGGTGAT